AAAGAAAATACAGTGGCATTTGTTGCCCCCCAAGCAGAAGCAGAGACAGAAGAACAAATCATGACACGTATTCGTGAGCGTTTTGACATCCTGCATGAGATGACAAAGGCCTGTGTCAACGGCGACATCCGTGCTATGATTGTGTCAGGTCCTCCCGGAGTTGGCAAATCTTTTGGCGTGGAACAAGAGATCGAAAAAGCCACATTGTTTGACAAATTGGCAGGCAAGCGCCTCCGTGCCGAAGTTGTCAAAGGTAGTGCAACACCCATTGGCTTGTACCAAACCCTGTACAAATACTCAGACGACAACTGTGTGTTGGTGTTTGATGACTGTGACAGCATTTTGCTTGACGACGTGGCCTTGAACTTGCTGAAGGGTGCATTGGACTCCGGCAAGAAGCGTACCATTTCATGGTTGTCAGAATCCAGTGCTCTGCGCCGCGAAGGCATTCCAGATCGTTTCGAGTTCAAAGGTAGTGTAATTTTTATTACCAACTTGAAGTTTGATGGCATGAAGTCGCAAAAATTGCGTGATCACTTGGATGCATTGCAATCACGCTGTCACTATCTTGACTTGACACTTGACACCATGCGTGACAAAGTGTTGCGTATCAAGCAGATTGCCAAGGACGGTGTGTTGTTCCAAGAGTATGACTTTGAACCCTGTGTGCAAGACGAGATTGTTGAGTTCATGGAAGCAAACCAAAATCGCCTGCGTGAGATGAGCTTGCGTATGGCATTGAAGATCGCAGACTTGCGCAAGAGCTTTGAAGGCAACTGGAAGCGCATGGCTGAGACTACATGCATGAAGAGTGCCTGACATGGCTTGGCTTATTGTGCTACTGTTAATATTTTTAGGGCACATTGGCTTTGCATTCTTATTAGCATTTCTTATTTTGTTACTTGATTGAGTTTTACCCCGGGGATTGGTTGGCTCCGCCCCGGGTTTTTATAACAGGCTCTTCGGAGCCTGTTTTTTTGACTTGTGCATTGTAAGAGTATATACTGTGCTATGTCTCAGCACCTTGTAATCAAATTAAGCCATGATCTTGAACTACGTTTTCAAATAAGATCAACCCCGTTAGCTGAACTATGGTTGGAACGTATGCATCAACGTCATGCCTGGACCATGGACAATCCAGATAGATTTTACGGATTTGGCACTGCTCAACAAGAACAACAACGTGCAGTTGACATGATTCAACAATGCATTGCCATAATCAATGCACATGATCCAATTATTGATCGAGAGTTTGAATACACACAAGATAGTCTCAATTATTTGCACAATATATTTGAACGCTACCACGGTCTACTAGATCAACAAACATCTGAATATTGGCACTCAGCACCTGACACAGTTAGACAATCATTAGCAAATTTAAATTTAGCAGTACACAGATGCGAAGCAGCCATGGCTGCACCTTGCCCAAGGTTTGTTTGCACTTGGTTTGGTATGCCCAAGACCCAACAGTTGGATGTTGACACAATGAAAACTTATGGAGAACTTGAAGTCAAGTTTGGCACAGTATATCTCAACTACTGTGAGATTGGCAAGACTGTGGAAGACCTTGCGCAGGACAATGATATATACATAAGTGATAGTGCATTTAAGCCATTTGGTCACTACAGCGCAGATTTCAATGTGGCATTGTATGATTGGGACTTGAATCAAAAACTACCCAGCATGCAACAATACATTCAGCAACATCAAGAATTTTTTCTTGCTCACAGCATTGAAAATGTGTATAATGTACAAGCACTACCATTGCGATTTCCTGTGGCAGATTTAGAATACACTGGAACTCAACAACAACTAATATCCCAAATAAGGTCACGACAACTTGTGCGTGAAGTAAGCATACAATGAAACAATGCATCATACAGATACGTGACGAAGTAAACATCAAGATTGAAGGTCTGGACCTGGATGTTCGCAAGGCCTTGGTCAATGCATTTAAATATGAAAATCCTGCCGCACGTTATTTGCCGGCAGTGCGTTTAGGACGGTGGGATGGCAAGGTAGCATACTTCCAACTAGGTGGATCAACTTATGTGAACCTGCTGCCAGAGATCATGCCCATCTTGGAAAAGTTTGACTACGACATTGAACTAGATGATCAACGTGACTATTCGAACACATTCAATTTTGAGCAAGTGACTGAAACAAGTTTTGAACATGTGAAATGGCCCAAAGCACACCCGGCAGCAGGTGAACCCATCATGTTGCGTGACTACCAAGTGGAGATCATCAACAACTTCTTGGCCAACCCACAGTGCATACAAGAAGTGGCCACAGGTGCAGGCAAAACAATCATGACAGCAGCCTTGAGCAATGCTGTCACACCTTATGGTCGTAGCATTGTTATTGTGCCCAACAAGAGCTTGGTCACTCAAACTGAAGCAGACTATAAGAACATGGAGCAAGATGTTGGTGTGTATTTTGGCGACCGAAAAGAATACGGACGTCAACACACAATATGCACATGGCAAAGTTTGAACAACCTGCTCAAGAACACCAAGGCCGGCATAGGCGATTGTACCATAGGTGAGTTTTTGGAAGACGTGGTATGTGTTATTGTGGACGAAGTACACATGGCCAAAGCAGATGCGCTAAAAACCTTGTTAACGGGTGTGATGGCTAGAGTGCCAATTCGCTGGGGACTGACTGGAACTGTGCCCAAGGAAAAGTTTGAAAGTCAAGCATTGCTTGTGAGTCTTGGTCCGGTAATTGGTAAACTCAGTGCCAGCGAATTACAACAACAAGGTGTGTTGGCCAACTGCCATGTGAACATTGTGCAACTGATTGATCATGTGGAGTACAAAGATTACCAAAGCGAACTTAAATATTTACTGGAAGAATCAGGACGCTTGGATACCATGGCCGACTTGATAAACCGAGTCAATGAAACAGGCAACACACTAGTGCTAGTAGATCGCACTGAATGTGGCAGACAACTGGTGGAGCGCCTGGGTGAGCGGGCAGTGTTTGTGTCTGGTGCAACCAAAACAAAAAACAGGCAAGCAGAATATGACGAAGTGGCCGACGCAACAGACAAAATTATTGTGGCCACATATGGCGTGGCCGCTGTTGGTATTAATATTCCTAGGATTTTTAATCTGGTTCTTGTAGAACCTGGAAAGAGTTTTGTCCGCGTTATACAAAGCATTGGACGTGGCATACGCAAAGCAGAAGACAAAGATCATGTTCAAATCTGGGACATAACATCAACTTGCAAGTTTGCCAAGCGCCATTTGACCAAGCGCAAACAGTTTTACAAAGAAGCCAACTATCCCTTTACACAAGAGAAACTGGACTGGATGAAATTAGGTTGACTTTTGTCACACAAACCTGTATTATAACAACATGCGAATACTAACACTTGACAACATCCATTACGACCTAGATCATTTGCCTGAAGAAGTAGATGACATGAGGTTTGCCATACTAGACAATTCAAATCCACAAGAGCCAGACTATCATTTCATTCCACTTATCTTTTTAGAAAGTTTCAATGCACCCGCCTTGGTATTGCGTATTGGAGAGAACACCATAAAGATGCCCATGGACTGGCAAATACTCATTGGCGAACCTGAAGTAGGTGACTTGGAAGTATTGCCCTTGACATCAATCAATGATCGTGGTTTTAGAGTGTTCCAGTTTAACCCACTCACAAGTTTCCGTCCGTCATTCCCGGATATTGAAATTTTAGATGTTTATCATGAAGTGTCATGGTATGCACCCAAGCTAAAGAATGGGCAGTTGTTGGCCGTTCCATTAAACGATGATCCTGATCCTGACTGCGTGTACTTTGTGAAAGACATCAGTCGCAACTGTGAGATAGTAGACTACAACAAAAGTTGGTAACATGCCCTACACTGAACCACAACTGTTTGAAAACTTGACTCGCATGGTAAAAATTTACCTGGAAAGTTATCCTGAAGATCAGGAAGGCTTGGAACGATTTCTGCGCTGGGCACACACTCAATATGGCTACCGGTATGGGAACTCTTAAACCCGGCGCCACCTACATCTACGAACGCAACGGCAATGAAGTGTATGCCCGTGAGTCAGGTGCTGACCCCAGCACAAGAGAACTAATGGGCTATGCATATGATCCAGTAAACGGACATCACATTGATTATGACAGCAGAACATCAGATGGTAGGCCCTTGTTTGATCACCTCCAGGAAAGTAAGATGTGGGGCGAAATTCGGCGCCTGGCCAAGACCAATCCTGCTTTACAAGATGCCTTGGAACGTGTTATAATGATATACAAGTTGATCAAGGTAGAAAAGTGAGCGACAAACTAAACATTGCCAATGAAATGCGACAACTGGATCGCAAAAACAGAAACTTCTATCACGAACTCACAGATGAAGAACGCAAGAAGTTTTCAAACTATCTCATGATTCGTTGGGCCAGTTGTGTAGAAGGTTCACGGGACCTACAAGAGTTTTACTTGATTTCCACCAACGAACGATTGAACAAACACTTCTTCAACATCAGTCGACACCCTGAACTGCAATGGCTGTGTGCCACAACAGTAAGTCCAAACATGGGCACACCCAGACACAACTGGATCTCACCCAAGAAAAAAGAAACAGGTGCAGGCGCCAGCAGTATCAAAAAACAACTGGCTGAGTTGTTTCCCACATACAAAGAAGATGAAATAGCCATGCTGGCCTCAATGACCACCAAGAAAGAACTTGATCAATACATCCGAGACCATGGCCGAGACACTAAGTGAACTCACTTGCGGCTACTGCAAGAAAACATTTCGTCGTGCAGAAAGTCTTGTGGTGCATTTGTGTGAGCCCAAACGCCGCAGACAAGAACGCAGTGAACGTGGTGTTGAACTGGGCTTTCAATCCTACTTGCGGTTCTATGAGATTGCACAAGGTTCGGCAAAGCTCAAAACATTTGATGACTTTGCGGACTCACCATACTACCGGGCCTTTGTAAAATTTGGCAGATACTGTGTAGGCACAAAGGCAATCAATCCCAGACAGTTCACAGAGTGGTTGCTCAAACACAACAAAAAGATTGACAACTGGGGCAGTGACAAAATCTATACTGAGTACCTGTTGGACTATTTGAAAGTGGAAGCAGTGGCAGACGCACTTGCACGAGCAGTGGAGTTTGGCATAGACTGGAGTGAGACTCACTCAGCACCCGCCAATGATTGTTTGCGTTATGGCAGCACACATGCCATGTGTTATGCTGTCACAACAGGGCGCATCAGTCCTTGGGTGATTTACAATTGTGAGTCGGGACAAAAGTTCCTGGGCGAACTCACCGCCGACCAAGTGGCCATGATATGGCCTTACATAGATAGTGACATATGGCAAAAGAAATTCGCAGACTATGCCGCAGATGCAGAATACGCTCGAGAAATATTGAAACAAGCAGGATGGTGATATGATCACAAACATTTATTCAACTAATTCATTTGTCACAGCACACAGCACAGTCGGCGGCACTTACATCAATCCTGGTAGTCCCAGTTCGGGTATGCTTAGATATTACAACAATCAAACGCAGGTATACGATGGGTCATCGTGGTTGCCCCTAGGTGGTACTGCCGCTGTGGGCTTGAGTCCAGAAGCTGAAGAAATCATGAACTGGGCACGTAAAAAAATGCAGGAAGAAGCAGAAGCACGGCGTATGGCTGAACAGTATCCTGCTGTGGCAGATGCCTTGAACGCAGTATGGGAATCTGAACAACAATTAAAAACCATTGTGGCATTGTGTAGAACATGAGTGCAGACATTGACATTGACTGCCCAGATCGATCTAAGATCCTAGAACTGATTCGTCACACACCTGCTAGACAAGTTGTGGATGGAAAGCCGCGTAAACATAACTCGGGTATCTACATCACAGACATTCCGCAAGATCCTGAACATGGCTGTGCTGCCATCGATTACGAAACAGCAGAACAGCGTGGCTACTTCAAAATTGACCTGTTGAACATGAGTGTGTATCAGTTGATCCAAGATCCCGCACACTACGAAACCATGTTGTCAGCCGCACCTCCATGGTCACGACTGTGGACAGACAGACCCTGGGCCAGTCAGTTGGTACACGTGGGCAACTATGTGGATTTGTTGGCAGCAATGCAGCCCGACTCCATACCCAGGATGGCTGCTTTCATCTCAATTATCAGACCAGGCAAAGCACACCTACAGCGACGGCCCTGGGACGAAGTGTTTGCGTCAGTGTGGGATGGGGATGAATCGCGTGGATATACGTTCAAGAAGAGCCATTCTATTTCCTATGCAGCCTTGGTGGCGTTACATATGAATCTCTTAAACTGATCAGTCTATTCTTCTCACCAAAGTAATGCTCTTTCTTTTGCTCTTTTTGCGAGCTATGTCTATCAAACTGCACACAGGGCCATGTAGTATTTCTAGATCTTTGTTGGAGAATGTGCGCAGGGTCGAACGAAACTTTTCCCAGTCCCCACGCAGGAATATGTTGATGGGTATGCTACGATTGCTTTCCCACCACCAAGTGTTGGCCAGTTCCAAAAACTGTAATTTGTCTTGTTGCGTGAGCACAGTACCAAAGTCGTAGATGGTTGTAACAGCGTCATCCTTGTTTTGCACAATACCCACGTATTCTTGATTGGCATATACACACAAGGTAATGAACGGATATTTTTCTGCTAGTTTCTCAAAAATATTGTTTCCCATAATACGAGAATATTTATGTATTAGTTTGACCGCTTACCAAAATCATTAAATATTATTATCATGCAAATTACCATAGACACCCGGTCAGTTGAGGTCAAAAACTTTATTACACGCTATCGCGCCTGGCATACCAGCAAGTTATTTGTAGATCGAACTCGAACACCCGTTATTGATTTTACTGAACAAGGATATAGGATTCCTTGTTTTAAGGACCGAGATATCGAACAAATCAATGCCTGTCAGTGTCCAATTGTTATGATTGATTCTCTCAACGAAGGCCTGCACTATATTTCTGTATACAACAATTACGATAAAAACAAACACTATCTACTGTTTGTTCCGTGGTTTGATCAGACTGAAATCAAGCTACCCATCAATTATACCCCAATTTGGTATTCTCATTTGTTGTTTGATCTATTAGAAGATTATGTTGACCCAAAGTCTTGGTATTATTACATAAACAGAACATATACATTTGACTACCCCAAACCCTGTTTGTCAACCACCATTGCCGGACATAGAGGTGAGAGAGAAATAATTAAAAATACCCTGGTTGACAACTTAGAAAAAGACAGTTTTATTTTTAGGTATAATGGTCAAGATTATGGTAGAAGCATCGATGCAACCGACGTAATAGACACTTCCAGTGCTGATTTCTCTGCTGAAAGACTGCCACAAATATTTGAATCAAAGTTTGCTCATATACGAAAAGAGCCTGGTTTTGTTTATTGGAAACTAATTAGCATGGCAGCACATAACATGAGTTATTTCAACTTAGTGTTAGAAAGTGATGTAACAATAGATGTGTTTTTTATGACAGAAAAAACCATAAAACCTTTGTTGATTGGGCAACCATTTGTGATATACGGTAGTAAGGGATTTTTACAGCACGTAAAAAATCTAGGGTTTTGTACCTTTGACACGCTATGGGACGAAAGCTATGACCAAGAGCCTGACTACAAAAACCGTGCTGTAATGGTTGCTGAGTTGTGTATCAAGTTAAAAGATTTTGATTGGGTCGGTAACCGTGATCAACTTCAGGCAATCTGCATGAAAAATCAGATACACATTCACAACTTGAGTGCTGTGGCCCAACAAGAATTTACAGATTTTGAGGCCACAATACAAGCACTGTGCCTCGATAAATAGAACATGTATTCAACTACTGTCTATATCTATCAACAAATCATTCGGGTACTTTTGATTGACACCAGTGGTGGATACTTTACTGCGAGGTACGACCCAGTGTACGCAAAAACTTTAACTGTTAACAAAGGTGTAGACAACGTGCTGTTGTTTGAATTCATCAATCAAGACCAAAAACCTGTGAACATCACGGGCAGCACATTTCGATTCAGACTGTTGAACCAAACTGGTGATGAATTACTGATCGAAAAAGACATGACTGTGCTCAGTGCCAGTTTAGGCCGAGTCAAAGTTGTACTGGACACAGCAGACACCATCAATATCCTGGCACAACCCGGCAGTTACAGCATTGAGCGAACACAAGGCAATTACGTACAAGCCGCATTTACAGACGACAATGCTGGCGCTAGGGCCGACTGTGACATTGTGGACAGTGTGCTGCCCGAGTTCATTGCCAGCCAACCTGTGACTATTCCCACGATAAATGGCAAAAATTCGTGGCCACAGCCTGGACCAAGTTCTTACCCAGACTGGGCATTGAACCCACAGCCACTGTCACGCAATTATCTTACAGAATACTACTCAAGTTATATCAACACCACAGGTGCCAGTTTGACCACAATCAAGTATGATCTGGATCATTACACCGGTACACTCAAAGTACAGGCAGCACAGGATTACGAAGCTGTCTGGGTAGATGTCACAGAAAGCCGCGAGTATTTTGACGAGTCTGGTACCTTTTACATCAATGTTGTGGGCTTTCATCCCTTGTTAAGACTGGCCATCAACAACAGCCAAGGCTATGGTGCAAGTGCAACTGCCACAGTGGTTGATGGAGTTGTAACTGGCATTGCTGTGAACAACGCTGGTTTGGGGTACATGGCTGCACCATATGTTCAAATCTTGGGCAACGGTGCTGGTGCCACTGCTGTTGCTGCACCATTCACAGGTCCCAGCGGCATTGGACAAATCACTGT